TCCTGTAAGTACATAAAAACACCATATATCAGTGTTGACAGGTTGGCAATGGGTTGGTAAGACAGAGTATCTGAAAACGCATAGCGTCACATGGAGGGTCTGATGCAAAAAGATATTCAGTTAAAGGTTTTCTTTTTAGAGGAAAAGATTGAACTAATAAAAAAGTTCAAGCGAGAAAAAGCAGAACTTATGAACAGGCTGGATGACGATATACAGTCTATGAACACTCAGATTGCAGAACTGCAAGACGAGATGTTACAGCTAGTTAAGGGAGGAGGGGCGTAAGCCCCTGCACCTTACTATGGAATACGAAATCCCAGACTATCGAAAACAATTTAATTGCTATCACAACAGCGCATCAGGTGGTACGCAACCAACCTATGAAAACTTGTTCAAGCTATACATACGCAAAGAACACAAGATGCAATTTCCTATGTCAGCCAGACCAAGGGCAGGGCAGATAGTACAGACAGGCAGCAACCATAAATTTGGGCTGCATGATTACTCGCCGGTCAGAGGCCAGCAAGAGGGCATGTCAACAGGCGAGGCAGTAAGACATGCCATGACCGAGTACATGGAATACAAGCCAATCACATGGGATGGCGGCAAGGACATGGAAGTCTTTGAGGCTTGCAAAGAAGTTATCCCAGACATGATAGGCCATGCTGTTCATGGTGTAGAAGAATACTTTGGCAAGAACGTGGAAATGGTGGGCGAATACCAGCGTGTATTTAAAGATGACAGGCTAGACATACCTACGATTATGTTCCTGGATTATGCTGATGACACAAGACAGATTGACCTAAAGTGCAGCCTGCCAATGGCTAACCCCTTAAAAAAAGATGGCACTAGAACTTGGCGCATACCTAAACCAAAGACTGAACCCACTTGGAATCAGGTAGCGCAGCAGGCCGTGTATTGGAAAGGCACTGGCCTGGTGCCAGCCTTGTTGTTTGTTACAGGTGAGGGCTACAACCTATGTACACCTGATAACTGCGACATGCTGAAGCCTGACGCATTAGAAGAAGCGTATGAAAGAATAGCGCAGCGGTGGTTGACTATCCAGAACCTTATGAAAGCTGCCAATGGCAACTGGAAAACTTTGTTTGGTATGGTTGCCCCTGACTTTGCAGAGATAGCCCAGCGGCATGGCCCTGAGATACTTGAGATTGCTAAACAAACTTGGAGGATTGAATGAGAACACCGACTAAACAGCAAATAATAGAGGCACTGAAGGTGCCGGAGATTGACGACAGAACTGACTCAATGGGCAGGGTTGTGAGGAAAAACAACTATTCACAATTTGCCGTACTGAAAAAAGCTATGGCTGCAAAGCCTAGAGGGAAGGGTAAGTATGACTGATAAAACAGTAAACAAAAGAATAGAAGATACAGATTTAACCATAATGACCAAGAACGCTTTGCGGCAAGGTAGAATTGCTACACTTGAGGACTTGTGTGATAGGACGAGAGAACAACTATCTACAATGCCTGGACTTGGAAAAAAAGGCATAGTCCATGTAGAGGAAGTCTTGCTTAACCATGGATATAGGCTGAAGTGTCGCCAAGCTGCATATCACACTAAGTATAGGTTTGATGAAGACAAGTTGGCAGTAATTGTACCGCGTCTACAGCATCAGCTGAAGGGGATGCTGGCTATGCAAAAGGCCGTGTATGAATCTCTACAAGCTTTAGAAGAGGCCATGAAAATGGAGAGGGCAAATGACTGAGGTTGAACAAGAACATGCACAAGCAATCGACTTCACACAAGAAAGATTGAAGCGCATAGAAAGAGATATGGCACACATGCAAAAAGAGTTAGACGAACTCAAGACTATGCTTGCGTCCTTTATGAAAGCAATAACCGATTACAATGATGAGGTAGATGAAGATGAGTGATTTAACACAAGCAATGACAGTCGTGGCTGATTACTATAAAGACCACGCTATCAAGCAAAAGGGCGGCAAGATGTATCTGCAAGTGGTGCATCGTGTCGAGGCGTTTCGCCGTGTACTTGGCGCTGAATACGGTGTTGATACTAAAATCATTGTGGATGATGGGCATCGTGTAGTGGTCAAAGCTATCGTCACAAACAAGGATGGCATCACAGTTGGTTCCGGCATGGCTGAAGAAATCAGAGGGCAAGGCCATGTCAACACAACTTCTGCCTTGGAAAATGCAGAAACGTCTGCTATAGGAAGGGCTTTGGCAAGCCTTGGTTTGTCAGGCGGTGAGTACGCATCCGCTAATGAAATGGATGCAGTGCCACGCAAAGCAGAGAATATCAAACAGAATCAGGCGGTGGCTGTCGAGCAAGACCCTCCAAGTAAGGCTCCGGCCCCGCCTGAGCCACCCAAAGAAATGACCCGTGAAGAACTTGATGAGAAGCACGACAAAGGTGTCTGGCAAGACATGAAGTCTCGCTTGCGTCAGATGAAGCATGTCAATAATGTTCATACTCTTTTTGAGTCTATGAAGCCTAAGATACAAGAAATTAAACAACGTAATCCAGAGGCAGCGCAGCACATTGTCAAGCTGTTCCTTGATGCTGAAGACAAATTAACAACAGGAGAAGCCTAATGGCCTTGAAAAAAATCACTTCTATTCGATGCTTTGCGAATGACCCAGACAAAAAAGCAACCCACAGTAACTCAAACTGGAGGCCCTATGTGGGCAAGGAACCGTGTGATGTGGTTCTAAGCAAGGATACACGGCATCAAATATCTGTTTTTCAAAACGAGGATGGGTCTATTGATGTAAGCATTAGTGAACGTATTGCAGAGGATTACACAAGCGGTGAAAGCATTGCTGCTAACGTAAGGCAGGGTGGTATGCGCAAGATTGCCGAATCAATGGAAGCACCAGCCGCACCAAAGCAGCAGATTGCTCTTGATGATGAAATCCCTTTCTAATCTGGAAACTGCCTTTCATGCCTTAGACCATTGCAAGGATATACTCTTGGAACGGTCTAAGTATGGGGCGGTGGATGACAACTTTAAGCAAATCAGCAACATGGGGTCTATGATTACAGGCCACAAGATGACTGAGGCACAGGTCTGCGCATTTATGGTTGCCTTAAAACTATCTAGGCTTTCCGCAACAGACGAGAACGGATTGAACTGTAATCACGTTGATTCATTCATAGATATTATAGGTTACAGTGCGATTGCCTTGGAACTGCTAGACAATGGCAAGAAAAAAGGTTGATTCAAGACAAATTCTATGCAGCTTCTGCGGTAAAGAACATTACATCAAAGATGGTGGATGGGTTATTGCTGGTGATAAAAAGATTTATTGCCACTCGTTTGGGGGAAGCTGCCTAGTAACTAAATTAAAACAGGAGGGTCAAAAAAATGGGAAGCGTAATTCAATTTCCGAAATGTGGAACGAAATATAATCCGGCAAACGGTAAATACTGGGATGTTTATTGCCGAGAACTGGAAGTAAAACAAATCGAAAAAATCGTGCATTACGTCAGCGGTTATGAATTACAATCATTACGCAGACATAACCGTAGGGTTGAATACGTTGATGCACGGCAGCTATTCGTTCTTTTGTGTGTCAGGCACACAACATTTAGCTACCCAATAATGGGAAAAATATTAGCCCGTGACCACACTAGCATTATGCACCTAGAGAAACGTAAAAAATCGACTCAACTAAAGGCGATGCTAAGGGAATCAAAGAATATAATTAAATACTTGTACTAACAGTATCAACTACTTCTTCTTAGACTTCATAATCTTTTTCTGTAAAGCGGTAGGCAATGTCTTCTGCTTTGCAGTCAAGCCCTTGCCTTTAGCGGCTTTCTTTTTTGCTGGTCGGCCCTTCTTTGAACCGTAAGTTCCTACACCCATTGGCATTTAACAATCCCACTTCCTTAATGCTTTGTTGATACGACTATTCGGGTCACGCGCTGTCTTCTTACTTGTCAGCTTCTTTTTCATGCCCTTCATTCTAGCACAAAAACTCTTACGCCTAGCTGCTGACTTGGGCGATTTCTTTGCCTGCTTACGAGATACAGGGGCTTTTAAATTCATACCTTGGCGTTTAGCAGATGCACGGCCCTTGGCGTTCAGACCGCCTGACTTACTCTTGCCTGCCTTGCGCTGCCATGCTGGTGACTTAGCCATTTTTGTTTAACCCATGGGTGTACCCGTCTTTTTTATTATATGTAAGCGACTCACCTCGGCCGCCTTCAATGTAGCTACAATGTACCCAGCCAGAGTTACCGCCAGTATAACACTCAAGAATAAGCTGGTCATAATCTAGGTTGTCTTCAATCCACTTTGCCAGGTCATAGTTATCCATGCCTGGCACTTCAAAGTCACAGGCTTCACCCTTGGCATGTTGTGAGTTCATGGAACTGCCTATGGCTATACATAACTCAGGACTGCGAAACCCTGACGAAACCATTACAGGCCCAAACTCATCACGGATAGGCTGCAATATTTTATCGCACAGTAATTCCATAGCCTCTACATGGTGAACTTCTGGCGCGTTAGGTATTCCCTTGCGTTCAGCCGTCTGTGACTTAACCATTTCTTCTAAAGAAAAGTTGGGCGACAGTGGGTAGGACATTACTTTTTCTTCTTTGCTGTCTTTGCGCTGCGTCTAAAGTTAGCCGCAGTTGGCGCACCTTTGCTTCCAGGCTTGCGCATTTTTTCTCCGCTTCCTGCTTTGATGCGCTTACGTTTTGCATGAATATTTGCGTATAAACCTTTTCTTGGCATTATCTTTTCATCCCTTTCAATCCGCGTAATCCAAAAGATGCAGCTATGCTAGCATAAACTGCATATTGAAACCAACTAGGTGTGTTTGACAAGGCATCAAAACCACGCTCAACATAAGGCTGGGTAAAAGGTATGAAGCACATAGCAATTATGACTATAAAAAGTATGGTCCATGCCTCATCTTTCCAACTATTGTCACTAGCTTGGGCCATAATCTTTTCCCAGCCAGCTTCGTGTGTTGCAGCAGTAACCATAACTTGTGCTTCTGCCTCAGCTTTTGCCTTAGCGACAACACCTTTGGCCTTTGTCTGTTCGACCTTGGACTCCATCCAAGAACCAGCCAAAGATGCAATAGGGCCAATCAATGCCTGTATCATTACTTAGCCCCTACTATAAGTTTTATCCTTGCTATCTCAATCTC